CTTCAGGCTTCCAGCAGCAGATTGATGCGCTCAATAAAAAGATTGAGGAGCTTGAGAAGAATCTTGCTGGTGTAGCGGATGAAACCGATGACATCGGCAAAGAGGTCAAGAAGACGGGTGGCATCATTGCTCGAACATTCAATGGGCTTAAGAATGTAATCACCAAACCATTTGACCTTGCAAAAAGAGCAGCAAGCGGATTGGGAACCCTCCTAAAGGGTGGTCTTGGTTTTGGCTTGGTGACCGCAGCACTTGATAAGTTTTCTGAAGCATTTAACACAAACCAAAAAGTAGTAGATGCAGTCAATAAGGTCTTAACAACCTTAAGCATCATCTTCAACCAAATCGCAGAGGCAATCTTTGGGGCAGTTGAGGAGCAGAGCAAACTCAACGGAGGCTTTGGCGCTACGAAGAAGGTATTGGGCGGACTCATTAGCGGTGTGCTAAATGTGTTTGTCGGCATCATTCAAGGCATCAAGCTCGCAGTACAGGAAGTGCAACTCGCTTGGGAGCAGTCGTTCTTTGGTGACAAGGATGCAACACGTATTAAGGAGCTAAACAAGGAAATTGCTATAACCCGTGAGGAGTTAAGTCAAACGGGTACGGCCATTCTTGATTCGGGCAAGATGGTCATCAACAACCTTGCTGAAGCAGCAGGAGAAGTAGCCAATACTGTAGTCGCAGTTGCTACAAAAGTTGCTAAGACAGTTCAAAATCTTGATGTGGCAAAAGCCACCGCCCAAGCCGAGCGTTTAGTTGCTCTACAAAAACAAGCAGCGCTTGCTGACGTAGAACGCCAAAGGATTCAGCTTGAGTTCCAAAACACTCAAGAGCAATTGCGCCAATTGCGTGATGATGAGCAGAATTCAATTGATTTGCGTTTGCAAAAAAACCAAGAGCTACTTGATTCTTTTGAAGAGCAAACAAAACTTGAGAGAGAACAAATCCAATTAAAGATTGATGCTGCTCAAGCACAGTTTGACATTACCAAGAAGAACGAAGACAACGTAGCACTTTTACAAGCGCAGTTAGAACTCACGGACTTGGATGAGCGTCTGCAAGGTCAGAAGTCGGAAGCACTTGCAAATCAAAACTCACTATTGCGTGAGCAGTTGGACATCAACAAGACTATTGCCGAAACTGATCAAGAGATATTTGAGATTCAGCAGAACGCTCAACTTGAACTCTTGGACAACGAGGTTGCAAGAGCCGAGAAAGAAATAGAGATAGCGCAGAACGTCTACAACCGCAAACTTCAGTTGCTTCAGCAAGAGGTGGCGGCTACACAAGCGGGTACTGCAGCACGTGCAGAAGCAGAGAACCAACTTAAGGTATTTGAAGCGGAGAATGCAGCGCAACGCTTGGCTCTTGAGAAGAACTTGCAAGAGGCGAAGCTCGCAACCATCAAAGGAGCGTTGCAGGGCGTAGCGCAACTCGTGGGTGAGAACACTATGCTCGGAAAGGCTATTGCTTTGGCACAGGTAACCATTGACACATACACGGGTGCTACCAAAGCACTTGCGCAAGGCGGTGTATTCGGTTACATCGGTGCAGCAGGTATCATCGCTACTGGTCTTGCTAACGCACGGCAGATTACCGCAACGCAAGTACCTACGGAGTCTTCATCAGCAAGCAGCACGCCTGCTATTACGAATACCTTGTCGCAGCCTGCAAACCCTGCACAATTCAACATCGTTGGACAATCAAACCTCAACCAACTCGCTCAAAGCATCGGCAGTCAGTTTGACCGCCCTGTACGTGCTTATGTGGTGGGGCAGGATGTAACAACCGCACAACAACTGGAGCGTCAACGGATACGCACCGCAACATTCGGCTAATGAAACTAATCGAACTTATACTTGATGAAACGATGGCCCTCACGGGGATTGACGCCATCAGCCTCGTAGAGCATCCAGCCATCGAGGAGGACTTCATCGCCCTGAACTCAAAACGCCTTGAGTTCGCAACGCAGAGCGAAGAGAAGCGCATCCTGATGGGAGCAGCACTCGTTCCAAACAAACCCATCTACCGAGTAAATGGCGAAGAAGAGTTCTACGTTTACTTTTCAGAGAACACCATCCGTAAGGCAAGTGAGATGTTCTTTCAAAAGGCCAAGCAGAACAACGCTACCCTTGAACACGAGGTAGGCATCAACGGCCTCACAGTTGTAGAGAGCTGGATTATTGAAGATGAGACCCACGACAAGAGCCGCAAGTACGGGATGGAATTGCCTGTTGGCACTTGGATGGTTTCTATGAAGGTCAACAATCCTGAGATATGGGACGGCTTTGTAAAGACGGGCAAGGTCAAGGGATTCTCAATCGAAGGGTACTTCGTAGACAAGATGAACTTTGCCAAGCAAGAGATGGAAGTTCTTGAAGAGCAAGAGGCGGCTTTGCTGTTATCGCAAATCGTAGCCATTATCAAACGTGATGGTCGCAAGAAGTCAGGCAAGCGTATGGAGTTGGAATCCTACTCGGACTACCCTGAAGCGGTACGCAACAACGCCAAGCGAGGCATTGAACTAAACGAGAATAACGGCAACAAGTGTGCTACGCCTGTTGGTAAGGTGCGTGCGCAGCAACTCGCACAGGGCAATCCTGTGAGCGTAGAGACAATTACTCGGATGTATTCGTACCTATCAAGAGCCGAAGAATACTACGATGAGAATGACACCCAAGCCTGCGGCACTATCTCTTACCTGCTATGGGGAGGATTGGCTGCAAAGCGTTGGTCAGAGAGCAAACTTAAAGAACTTGGCAAATTATGATGCGCCCACAAAAACTCCCAGTAGCCTCACCACGAGGCGGCAATCGTGGATGTCTTTGCAAGGACAACACCTACTCACGTAAATGTTGTGACGGCTCTTTGCCTGCTCAAGGCATCGGCTCTTTGGTAGGGCAAGGTGATGTAATCATCAATCCGTAAAATGTAACAAGCAACCCCCAATTCTTTATTTAGTTAGATATGAAAGCAAATAATATCCTAAACCGCATCCTTGCCGAGCTATCATCCATTCGTGAGGTGAAGTTCGAGCAAATGACGCTTGAGAACGGAGCCGTTCTTGAAGCTGAAGTATTTGAAGCAGGAAACGAGGTATTTGTCGTAAGTGGCGAAGATCGTGTACCTGCTCCTGTTGGTGAGCATCTTCTTTCTGATGGCCGTGTATTGGTCATCACCGAAGAAGGACTCATCTCTGAAATTAAAGAGGCTGCTGCCGAAGAAGAAGCAAGCGTTGAGATTGAGGTTGAAGCCTCAGCCGAAGAAGCTACTACTGAACTCGCAGAAGTCGAAGTAAAAGAAGAGGCTCCTGCCGTTGCAGCCATCGTAGAGAAAGTTCTCGAAGAAATTGCAATGATGCGTGAGGAGATGAAAGCAATGCGTGAGGAGATGGGCGGCTACGCCAAGAAGGAAGAGATGGCAGCGGTGAAAGCCGAGTTGTCAGCCGAGCCTGCTGCGAAGCCCATCAAACACAACCCCGAAACAAAGCAAGCCAACAAGGTTGAGTTCAAGCGTCCTGCAAAGTCACTTGACCGAGTCCTTGCACGTCTTAACAATTAAAATTCAAATTTAGAAAATGCCTACGGTTACTTCTATCACCACTTCGTACGCTGGTCAATTTGCCAGTAAGTACATCTCTGCTGCTCTTTTGAGCGCAGACACGCTTGACAAGGGACTCATCGAGATCCTTCCAAACGTAAACTACCGCACCACTCTTCAGCGTGTCGGTACTGACGACATCGTAAAAGACGCTACTTGCGACTTTGACGCTACGTCTACCTTGACCTTGACTGACCGAGTTCTTGAGGTTGAGCCATTCCAAGTTAACCTTCAGCTTTGCAAGAAGGACTACTACGATTCTTGGATTGGTGGTCAAATGGGCTTCTCTGCCTACGATAGCATCCCTGCTTCTTTTGCTGACTTCTTGATCGCTCACGTAGCTGCCAAGACTGCCCAAAAGATTGAGCAGAACATTTGGAACGGAAACGCTGCCTCTGCTGGTGAGTTCTCTGGTCTTATCTCTTTGCTTACTGCTGACGCTTCAGTTATTGACGTAACCGCTACCACTGTGACGGCTGCTAACGTAATCACTGAACTTGGTAAAGTTGTTGACGCTATCCCCGCTGCCCTTTACGGCAAGGAGGACTTGACCATCTACGTTCCACAAAACGTGGCTAAGGCTTACGTTCGTGCGCTTGGTGGCTTCGGTGCTTCAGGTGTAGGTGCAAATGGTCTTGACAACAAAGGCACTATGTGGTACGGTGACCAACCATTGTTCTTCGATGGCATCCGTGTTGCTATGGTTAACGGCCTTCCTTCAAACCGTATGGTTGCTGCCCAATCTTCTAACCTGTTCTTCGGAACTGGCTTGTTGAACGAGCGCAACGAGGTTCGTATCCTTGATATGGCTGACCTTGATGGATCAGACAACATCCGTGTAATCTTGCGTTTCTTCGCAGGTGTTCAACACGGAATCGGTGCAGACGTAGTTCTCTACTCTTAATCTGACCTAATGTAAATCAAGAGGGGGCTTGGGCACTGCCCTCGCCCTCTTTTTTTAATTCTAATAAAACAACAAACAATGGCGTGTGATATTACTTTAGGCAGGGCGATTCCTTGTAAAGACGTTGTCGGAGGGATCAAAAGTGTGATCTTTGTCAATTACGATGCTTTGCGTCCCGTTGTGCTTACTGCTGATGACTCGATTGCGAGCATTAGCGGTACCGCTTCAGGTGGCAGCTTTTCGGGATTTGAATATGACGTAAAAGGCAATAGCTCATTCGAGCAAACCTTCAACTCAAGCCGTGAGAATGGTACTACCTTCTTCACTCAAACTTTGAACTTGACTTTAACCAAGTTGAGCAAAACTGACAACAAGCAATTGAAGCTTCTTGCTTACGGCCGTCCGTACGCTTTCGTAACGGACTACAATGGCAACACATTTATGATGGGTCGCTTGAATGGTGCTGAAGTTACGGGCGGAACGATTGTAACGGGAGCTGCAATGGGTGACCTTTCAGGCTACACGCTTGTAATGGAAGGCCAAGAGGTTACTCCTGCTAACTTTTTGGATGGCTCAACGGCTACCAATCCATTTGCAGGAGTTAACGCATCTGCGGTAATCGTTCAAGGTTCTAACTCCTAAATAATTGAGGGGGGCGCAAGCCCCCTTATATTAAAATGAGCAAACACATTTTCTCTAAAATCGCC